TGGGTCAGGGCCTGTGTCGATGCGCACCTCAAGCTTGGAATCGACGTCACAGGCGATCCGTGGCGCGCTGCACTCGATGTCGCTGACGGTGGCGGCGACACCAATGCGCTGAGCTTGGAGGAAGGCATCGTCCTGCGTCAGGTCAAGGAATGGGCTGCGCGCGATGTCGGCGTCACCACCCGCCATGTCGCCGAAGTGTGCGGTCCGTACGCGCCGATCGACGTGCAATATGACTCGGTCAGCATCGGCGCGGCGGTCAAGGCAGAGATCAACCGGCTGATCGACGAGAACCAGCTGCCGAAGAACGTCCGCTTTGTGCCGTGGAACGGCGGACTCCCTCCAATCGATCCCGAGGGATATGTGATCCAGCTACCGAACGGGCAGCCCGACAAGAAATCGCCGAAGTGGAAAAGCTTCGCGCACAATCTCAAGGCTCAGGGTTGGTGGAAGATGCGGCGGCGCTGTCAGATCACCTTCCGCGCGGTGACCGAGCCCGGCTTCACCTGGGACCGTGAGGACCTGTTCTCGATCGATTCGCGCATTCCCCTGCTGCAGAAGATCATCAAGGAGCTGTCGCAACCCACGCACGGTCTGTCAGCTACCATGAAGATGATCGTGAACAAGCAGCCCGAGGGCACCAAGTCGCCCAACATCGGCGACTCGGTCATGATGTGCAATCACCCGATCACCTCGGCCGGCATCAGGCAGATCCCCGACGCTGCGTTGAAATGGGCTGCCATCGCCGGTGTAGCGCGCAGGGCAATCCGATGAGCGCTGAGGCACGATACAAGAAGCTGCTGGCGGCATTTGGTGAACTGCAGTCCGCAGCTCAGAAGGTCGTGGACGAGACCGATCGAATCCATGACGGCAGTCCATGGCCAACGAAGTACCGGGCCCCTTATGGGGCGATCGTCGAGTTGCGAAAGCTTCTCGCAAAGCAGTACGGCGCAAGATGAGCGCTGAGCCAAAGTTCAGCATCCGCGTGTCTGGTGGCATCCCGTCCGGAATGGTCGTGCTGACTTACAAGACGTGCGTGTTGGCGGTGTGGACTGTGACTCAGTTGCAGGAGCGTGGTCCTCCGGAGCTGTGCGACACCGTCCATTATTCGGAGGCTGACCTCAGCTTGGCTGAGGTTCAGCGTGTCATTGCGGAGATTGCATGAGCGAGCAGTTCGACGCGAAAGGCTATGGCGGCCGGCTCGCCTGGGGCGCGCGTGCGATCGGCGCTGTGAATGCCCCAGAACCGGAGGACGTGGTCATGGATGACGAGAAGTGGACCCATGTGACGGTGCGTCTGCGTCCTGAGGAGCGCGCCTACCTTGAATCCGTGGCGGACCGGAACAGCATCAGCCTGTCGGCGCTTGGCCGCTCGATCATGGTGGACGCGATCGCCGAGGAGCGCGAGCGCGACAAGCGACTCGCTTCGCGAAAGTCGGCTGCCCTGTCGACCCCGGATGTACCCAAAGACGTCCCCTCCCCTGCCAATTCTACCACTGATTAGCAGCGCCTGAGACGCCGCGCCCGTTGGCGCTGGCGTTCGCGCCCTCACAATCCCCCATCCTCGACCCGAAAACGCACCAGCGGCGTCCGTAGCGCGCCCACGGGGCGGTTCGGTGGGAGTGCAAGATGCTCGATCTCACCAAGGCAGCGAAGCGGCGCATACGCAGGCGTGCAATGCCTGCGATCTCGCGCACGCTGGTTGCGAGGGTCGCACAGCGCCGGAACGACGAGGTCGCGAGTGCGCGAGAGGCTGCGTACAAGACGATCTTCGCGCCGGCAGTTCACCCGCCGGGGTCGACGCCTGACAAGACATTGGCGCAGGACGAAGCCATCGGCGAGTCGCTGGCGTGGTCGGCGGGTAATGCCGTAGCTGCAGCCGGTGCGATCGCAATGTCCTCGGCTTACGCCGAGGGGATGGCATTCCCCGGCTACGCCTACTTGTCGATGCTGGCGCAACGGCCCGAATACCGCCGGATGTCCGAGATCCTTGCGCAGGAGATGACGCGCAAGTGGATCCGCCTGACCTCGTCCGCATCGGACGATGACAAGCAGCGTGAGGTCAAGATCCGCCAGTTGGCTGACCTGATGGATCGAGTCAAGCTGCGCGATGCCTTCTGCACTGCTGCCGAGCATGACGGATACTTCGGACGTGGTCACCTGTTCATCGACACCGGCACCGAGGACGACAACGAGCTGAAGACGTCGATTGGTGATGGTCGCTCGGAGCAGTCCAAGACCAGGGTCGGAACCAAGAACCCGGTCCGCGCGATCCGTCCGGTCGAGCCGGTGTGGGCCTATCCGATCGATTACAACAGCAACAATCCACTCAGCGCCGACTGGTATACGCCGAGCCGTTGGTACGTCATGGGCACCGAGACGCACGCCACGCGTCTGCTGACCTTCGCGAGCAGGCCGGTCCCCGACATGCTCAAGCCCGCCTATTCGTTCGGCGGACTCAGCCTGTCGCAGATGGCCAAGCCGTACGTCGACAATTGGCTGCGCACGCGCCAGTCGGTGTCGGACCTTGTCCACTCGTTCTCGGTTCAGGGGGTGAAGACCAATCTGCAGGATCTGCTGATGGCCGATGGCGATCAGCTGATGCGGCGGATCGAGCTGTTCAACCTGTGCCGCGACAACCGCGGTGCCATGCTGCTCGACAAGGAGACCGAGGAGTTCTTCAATGTCGTGACCCCGCTGGGCACGCTCGACCACCTGCAGGCACAGGCGCAGGAGCAGATGTCGTCGGTGTCCGGCATTCCCGTGGTCAAGCTGTTCGGCATTACGCCGTCAGGCTTGAACGCTAGCTCAGACGGCGAAGTGCGCACGTTTTACGACACCATCCTAGCCAAGCAGGAGCGGGTGTTCAGCTCACACCTGCGCACGGTGCTGTATTTCCTGCAGCTGTCGCTGTGGGACGAGGTCGATCCGTCGATCACCTTCAGCTGGGTGCCGCTGTGGTCGCTCGACGCAGCCGGCGAGGCCGGTGTGCGCGAGACCGAGGCGCGTACCGACGCGACGCTGATCGATGCCGGTGTCATCCGTCCCGAGGAAAGCCGCAAGCGTGTGGCGTCCGATCCGTCCACGCCATACGCCTCGCTCGACGTCGACGACGTGCCGATCGACCCGGCCAATGTCCCCGACCTTGAGGAGATTCCGCCGGACCTCGACGCCGCGGCTGGAGGTGGTGGCGGCAAGTCTGCGCCGGGCGGGAAAGGCAAAGGCGCGGGCGGAAAGCCGGCAGGATCGCCGCAGGGCCCAGTCGACCATGACGAGGCGGTGCCGGAGCTTGGGGACGACGACGAGGAAGAACTCGACGATCTGTCCGACATCATCCCCAAGACGCCGCGCGAGCAGCGCCGGCCCATCCCGCCGGAGGACCGCACCGGTCTGCGCGCGACCCGCCCCCGCCCTCCTCGCGACGTGACCGCGCGCGATCTCCGCAATGACCGGCGTGCTGCCCGAGGCGCGAACCCGCGCGCTGCGATGGATGCCGAATTCAAGGAGTCCGACCACCCGCGGAAGGATGACGGTAAGTTTGGCTCTGGCAGCGGCGAAAGCGCCTCGGAGCAAAAGAAGCGCTACGTTCAGGACATCCCGACCACACGTGAGCTTGATGCCTACCAGAAAAGCGTCGATGCGCGGGTGGGAGAAATCGAGGCGGCTGGCGAGGATCACCCGGACAACAGGGAATACGCAGCGCTTGCGCACATGGCGACGGTGTTGGATGACTACAAAGCCACGCCATTGTCACAGAAAGCCAACACGCGTGCTGCGTTCCTCGCGGGCAATGGCGGTGCCTTGGCCGCTGCCGGCATCATGCGCAATGTGAAGAAGGGCGGCACTGCGGAGATCACTAACGTCGGCAGCCTTGAGAAGGGCGGCGGCACGCTGGTCATGCAGAAGCTGGTAGCGGCGGCGCGTGAGAAAGGCGTGCGTGCGATCGATCTGACGTCGGAAGCGCGCGAGTTCTACACGAAGCTTGGCTTCAAACCGGTGGGTGGTGAGGGCAGCAGCAAGATGCGCATGGCCCTAGACGAAGCCAAGTTCAACGAGACGGACCACCCACGGAAGGATGACGGGAAGTTTGGCTCTGGAAGTGGAGGCGGCAGCAAGGCAGTTTCGAGCAAGACGCCTGCGGGAAAGCAGAGCGCTGCCAAGCCGCAAGCGGTCCCCGCCCCGGTCAAGGGCATTTCGGACGCAATCAAAGCCGCAGTTCCGGGATTGGCGCACATGAGCGTCAGCCAGAAGGGCGGCAACTATCAGATTGGCATCTCCAATGAGGTCAGCCGCTTCGGCGTTCCGCTGACGATCCCGGGGCACAAGTCGGCGACTGGGATGTTTATCAATGTCGACCCGGTCAATAAGGGACTTCACTTCGGTGAGCTTAATTCTCATATCAAGGGAGCGGGGCGGAAGTTGGTCGAGGCGGTCATCAAGGCAACGCCCGGCTACAAATACAGTGTGACCGATTGGTCGTCGCGCGACGCCAGCGGACGAAGCTTTTGGGACAAGGTCAAGTCGACGCACGAGGGGCGCTTCGGCGAGGACATGGCGCTGGATGACTGGCACGATAGCCGGTATCATGTGGCACAGGACGAAGCCAAGTTCAACGAGACGGACCACCCACGCGATGCAGATGGCAAGTTCACCTCGGGTGGTGGCGGTGGCAAATCCGGCGGAGCTGATCCCGACGAGGTCGGCGCAGTCTCCAAGCTGGGAAAGACTATCCTGAGCAAAGCCAAGTCAGCTAAGACGGGCAATGAATTCTGGGAATCGTTGACCCAGTCCGAGACAGACCATATTGCGGACCATCCGGTGCTTGGGCCGATGCCTGTCGATGCGATATTCAAGCATGCACAGAAGGTGGATGTTGCATCCGTCAGCCAGTCGATCATTGACAAGGCCAAATTGGCCAAGACGGGAACGGAGTTTGCACAACAGCTGACCAGTGCCGAGATCCAGGAGCTTGTAGAGGATCCTAAGTACGAAAAGATGGACTGGCATGACATCATGGAGGACCTTGGCGCGGGGTCCAAGCCGGCGGTCAGCCAGGGGATCATGGATAAGGTCGCGGCGGCGAGCAGCTGGAAGCAGTTCGCGAACTCGCTGAGCGACGAGCAGATGAATGAGATCGACGCAACGTTCGGCAAGGAGATGCCAACGAAGGAGATCTTCGCGAAGCTTGGAGGCTCGACCGAGGGCAAGCTCTCTCTCAGCCAGTCCATCATCGACAAGGCTAATGAGGAGGATAATGTCACCGGCTTTTTGAATTCGCTGACTGGGGAAGAGTTGACTGAGCTGGAAAAGAAGATTCCCGACTATGACAACATAAGCGGCGGGGAGATCCTGGCCCACGCGAAAAACGCGATTGGCGAAGGCGCGAAGGAAGCTGCGGAGAGCATCAATCCGGACATCATGAACAGCACGCTTGGCTTCAAGAGCGTCAATGGGTGGACGTCGGCGCTGACCGATCAGGAGATCGATGAGCTGAAGAAGTTCTACCCGGACACGGCGACCGGCAGCCCCACGGCGATCAAGGCCGCATTCGAGGATCTCAAGAAGAAGGCTGAGGCGGCGCAGGTGCCTCATACTGAGCAGGCAGGCGAGCAGCTTGTGGGTGGCAGCAAGGTGGCCGAGGAGGAGCCGGCCAAGAAGTACAGCTTCACGTTCTCGTCTCCGGAGATGTATCAGCCGTCGTCCAACAAGCACGAGCACCTTGCCAAGTTCGAGAAGGTCATCAGTTCTGCAGCCAAGAACGATGGAAAGTACCGCGCTCTGCTCAAGAAGCTAATCGACGAGGCGCCGAAGTTTGGCAATGACGGACTGATCGATGGCCTCAAAGGCAAGATGATCGAGTCGTTCGAGAAGCTGAGTCAGTATTACAGCAACAAGGGCGACGCCGCGCAGGCGGACAAGATCAACGCCAAGGTCGCGCAGATGAAGGCTGCGCATACCAACGAGGCGGCGAAGTCTAAGCTGAACGCGGAAGTCGCCGCGATCCAGAATACGGAGAAAGCAGCGAAGCCTGCACCGGCCCCCGCGACGTTTGTTAAACCAAACTCGGCGGCGTTCAAGACCGATTTGGACACGATCGATGCCTCCGGCGGTAGCCACCATTACAAGGGCTTGGCGAAGGCGGTTGCCGGCGCGATCCATGGCCTGAGCTTTGCGGACGTGCATGACTCGCTGACCAGCGAGGAGATCAAGGCGGTCAGTGAGAAGTTCGGTAGCGTGGAAACTGCATTTTACAGCGCGATCGACAATCCAATTTCCATGTCAAAGGCGGTGCAGGCGTATGCGCCGAAGGGCGAGAAACCTGCCGCTGCTGAGACGAATAAGGCGGCCGAGAGCAGCGCGCCGAAAGTTCCGGCACCCAAGCTTAGTCAGGGTATCGTCGACAAAGCTAAGGAGATTAGCAATCCGAACAATTGGTACGTGCTGCTGAATGCCGCGCAGAAAAATGAGGTGTGGGCGAAGTACACCGATGCAGACGGTGAAATGACCCCGGCGATGAAGGTGCAGGCGCACGCGGATGCGGTTGCTGCATCGAAGGCGACATCGCAGCCTGAGGCGCCCGCGGAAGCTGCGAAGATTGAGGAGAAGAAGCCCGAACCCAAGAAGCCGTCCGGTATCGACCCTGAGCACATTCAGAGCAGCGTCGAATCCTGGAAAGCCAACGAACTCAAGGGCGGCAATTGGGAAAAGGAGCAGATGAACAACCTGCTCAAGCAGGTCAAGGATCCGGCCAATAAGGCTGCCCTCGAGCAGAAGCTCAAGGACTCGCACGAGCTGACCGAGAAGAAGAAGAAGGCGAAGGAAGCCGAGATCCAGGAAGCACAGAAGAAGTATGCGGAGGAGCAGAAAGCTTCCAATGAGAAGAAGAAGAAAGAAGCTGAGAAGGCTCTGGCCGCGTACAGTAGCGACCCGATTGTCCATCGTCAGCTCAAAGCGGTTGCTGCCATTGCCGGGCATGAGAATGTCGCGTCGATGATTGGATATGTGGAGCAGGCACACGCCAAAGCTAAGGGGGCCGGATACGAGGATATGAGCGGCCCCGAGGCAATGGCGGTTCAGCTGTACAGTGAGTCGCATTACGCATCGCTCAATGAGCAGCTGCGCCAAGGCGCAATGAATGAGAAGAACTACGAATTCAAGCTTGCGCTGTCATCGGCATTGCAGAAAATGCCGATCCATGCCGGAACGGTCAAGCGTGGAGCTTCTTTGAGTGCACAAGCTTTTGGGCTTTACAAGCCGGGCATGATCATTGAAGAACGCGGATTCATGTCCACCTCGACTAACAAGCCGTTCATTGGTAATTACCAATTCCATGTCGAGAGCAAGACCGGGCGGAATATCAAGAAGCTTTCTTCCCACTCTAGCGAGAACGAAGTCCTGTTCCCTGCTGGGACTCATTTCAAGGTGACCAAGATCGAAGGCACCACAATTCATATGGAGGAAATGACATGAGCAAACCCAGGGACGAGTTCGTTGATCGGACGGATGAGGCGCCACCTCCCGGCATGCTGCCTGATGGCACGCTGAATGTGGTGGAGGAAGGTCCTCCCTCGCATGAGGACGTCGAGGTCGATGACCTCAATGACTACGACGAGCTGTTTGGAATCGGCGCAGGAGCAGAGACCAAGAAGGAACAGAACGAGGTCGGCTATGTTGGTCCGGACGGCGACCGGCCGAATGGACAGCGTTGCGAGAAATGCACGATGTTCGTTCGCGCAGCTGAGGATGCATCCGATCCCGGCACATGCACCGCAGTCAATGGTCCGATCGACCCGGCCGGGTGGTGTGAGCTATACAAAGCCGAAAGTGAGAATGTGGGCGGGCTCCAAGAGGAGTGACGTCAATGGCTGCTGCTTTCATGGACTTCCTTATCGTGGTCGTCGGCCTGGGTATCATCGTTGGGCTGATGTGGATCGCGCTCGATAAGATCGGAGGGTTCGATCCATTCTTCGTGCAGATAGGCCGCTACGCTGTCGGCGGTGCAGCCGTCCTGCTGTTCCTGTACGCACTCAAGGGCGTGCTGTTCAGCGGCGGCCACGGCGTCACCGTCACCCCCGGTGGGGTGTTGGAGTTTGGCATCGGCCTGATTATCATCCTTCTCGTCGTCTACCTGCTGTTCCTGCTGATCGATGCCTTCGTTCCGGCACCGTTCCAGGGTCCGGTGCGCTATATCGCCGGTGCGCTGGCTTTGATCGCTCTGATGTACGTCGCTGAGCAGGTGCTGGTTGGCGGCGGTCTGGGTCTGGGCCTGCAGCCCTTTCGACTCAGCCGCTGACCCTGTTCCGTCAATCTGTCACGGATGCTAGAGAGGAGAACGAATATGGACTTGGACTCTGATCTGAAGAGGCTGAATAATCGCGTCGCCGCGTTGGAAGCTGCGGCCATCGCGCCGGCAGCCGAGCTTCCGATGGTTCCCAAAACAGGAGTGGCGGCAACTTCGCCATTCGACGATCGACTCGCGCAGCTAGAAGGTATGGTCGAGATGTTGGCCACGCACATTCAGGCGCTGCAGGCTGAGCGGAGCGGGGTTGACGCGTTGGCCGATCGCGTCACGGCGTTGGAGGAAGCGCGGAACGCTGTGGCGGCCGATGACGATGACACTGGCGAGGATCCGCTCGGCCTTCCGGACGCGCACGAGGACGACGCCAGCGCCGGCCCGAGGGCCTCGGGGAGAAAGCGCAAGCGGTGATCCGGATGCTGTCCGACGCGACCTCGGTCGCCATCATCGCAGGTATCACGGCATTGGCGACCGCTGGGTCGCAGGTGGTCCTGGCGGTCGTTGTCGGACGGCAGCGGCGTCGTGAGAAGGCGGACGAGTACAAGCGACAGGACGAGGTCGCGGAGAAGGCGGCAGCTGCTGCGTCGGCAGCTGCCGCGAAGGCTGCGGAAGTGGCCAACCTGCTGCTGAGCGCGAATGAGCGGGTGGCGCGGCAGACGTCTGACCTGGCTGCCAAGACGCACGAGAAGCTGGACCAGGTTCATGTCCTCGTCAATTCCAACTATACCGAGGAAATGGAAGCTCGCCTGATCGTCCTTGACGCGAATGTGGTGCTGACCCGCGAAGTCATGCGACTCAATCTGGCGGCGGGCTCCGAACCGACGGAGGCTTCCAAAGCTGCGCTGGCGAACATGGAACGAATGGCCGATGGGCTGCGGAACGCGCTTGTCAAGCGGTCCGCAGCCGCCAGTGTGGCGGGGCCGTGATGAAGAAGCCCAAGACACTTCGACCGGTGCAGCCGTCGGCGGGGATCCGCATTGACTACCAGCGACGGCTGCGCAAACTTGTTGAGAAGATGCACGAAAGTGTGATGTATTGGCTTAGCGCGGCATATCGCGCCGACACTCCACACCTCGCGCGCGATGCATCCCCGGCAACCGAGCTTCAGGCAGCAGTGCGGCGCTTGGCTCGGCGCTGGATCAGGAATTGGAACGATGCCGCGCCGAAGCTCGCCAAGTGGTTTTTGCTCAGTGTGCAGCAGCGGTCAGATCAGACGTTGCATCGTATCCTCAAGGACCATGGCTTCAGTGTCCAGTTCAAGATGACGCCGGAAATGCAGGACGCCTCCACGGCTGTGGTCAAGGCTAATGTGAGCTTGATCAAGTCGATCCCGCAGAAGTACTTCGGACAGATTGAGCAGATTGTCATGCGCTCGGTAATGACCGGGCGTGACCTGCAGCAGGCGACGCGCGATTTGCAGCAGCAGTTTGGAGTAGCTCGGCGACGTGCCGAGCTGATCGCGCGAGACCAGAACAACAAGGCGCATTCCGCACTTCAGCATATCCGGCAGCTGCAGTTGGGGATGACCGAGGGGATCTGGATCCATTCCGGCGGTGGACGTGAGCCACGTCCTGAGCATGTCAAGATGGATGGCAAGCGCTACAAGCTTGCGGAAGGCATGTGGGATCCGTTTGAGCATAAATACGTGCAGCCCGGTGAGCTTATAAATTGCCGATGCGTGCATAAAGCTGTGATCCCGGGGCTGTGATCAATGTGGTGCAGCTACTGTGGATCTAAGCGCCATTCTTTGGCGCTGTGCCCGAAGACTCATGCGGGCTCTGCTGCCCGCCTTCATCTTCGCTGCGATTATTGTGGTGGTCGCGACCATGATTACGAAGCATGCCCGAAAACAGCGGGCAGCGCGAATCGGCGTTCGGGGAAAGTAGACGATCACTTCGTTCTGGATAGATGGAAGGACGCTGATGGGACTCATGATCGAGGCGCCGGATAAAGGGCCGATTCCGCGCCATTCTGTTCTCACGCTGCGCTGTGACGTCCACCCAGGCGGCTTTTTCTCAGCACCGCGTGAGCAGACGTTCACGCGCGGCTATTTCACGGATCAGTACAGCGATGCAATGCAGGCGGGATGGAAGGAAGTCTTCAGAAGTGATCGATTGTTCCTCTGCCCTGAATGCAGTGGCAAGCCGGGAGATGGAGCTGTACGACAGTCTGCACCGACGCAGCAAGGAAGCTCTGGACAACATGCCAGTGGGCATCGCGTTGGGAAGCCTGCCGGCGACCGTCATGTTTTGGGGACGAAAAGCTCCGAAACGGTTCGTCAGATGGATCGAAAAGAAGCTACAAGATCGCGACGACGCTAGAACGCTGTACGGACGCGCAGGACTGGACCCACATCGTTGTGCAGGGCTGATGCGATCGCGCGTTGATTACGCGGCCATCGTGCCTCGTCGCCAAATCCCGATTTCCCTGAAGAAGGAGAGGCTGTCGTGACACCTCGGCTATTCCCTATCCTGTACCCCAGTCACGAGCTGAAGGACGATGTGTCGCGCTTGTGTCGAGCCGGTCACGCGTTTCTTCTGACCGGCTTTCCATGGGATCTGCTGGCCGCGCATGAGGAGCAGGCAATCAAGAATCATGGCCAATCGTTGGCACTCCTCGCCGAACGCGGTGGGCTTGGTCCTGAGGAAATGCTGGCTGTGATGCAGGATCGCGGCGGGCGCTGGCACGACCTATCAGTGGTCGAGGCGCAGACAGAGCTGTTGAAGATCCTGGTGCGTTCCGGTATGGTGCCGAGCATCTTCTCTCCTGCATCATGAAAGGGCGGAAAACGTGCATAGCTCTGCTATCGGAAGATTCATTATTGGTCTGTCCCCCATTTCGGGCAGCGAGGAGAAGTCCATGACTACGGTTTACACGGGCCAGACAGTAATGAGCATGGTCACCCTATCTGGTACTGCGGGAACCGCCCTGACGGCGCCGGGGACGCTTGCGGGCGATGCGGTGATGCAGGCTTTCGACCTGGTCTCGGGTGCGGATGTGCAGGCTGTGTTGGCGCCTCGCGTACCGGCAGATGGAAAGCTAATGCAGTTGACGGCGGACGAGTCTGGTCATTTGGCTCTGGTATTGCTTCGTCGCATGGTGCCGGTTGAGCAGGTGATTGAGCTGGTTCCGGCGATCTGATCCTTCGGGACTTCAATGAAGATCGATGATCTGTACAGGGTCCTCGCGCGGGACGCCGATCCTTTGATTGCGGCAGGGCTGGCGCTTGTCTCGCCGGCCGGCCGTGTGCTTTTTTTGAAGCGCAGTGGAGCCAAGAAGTTCAACGGCGGAATGTGGTGTCTTCCGGGCGGGAAGGCCGAACGCGGCGAGACACCGGTGCATGCCGCCCTGCGCGAGACCGAGGAAGAAACCGGGTGGACGGCCGGTCCGGATGATAAGCCGCAACGCGCGGGCGCTGTACAGTACTATGAAGTGACCTACATCGTGTTTCGGCTAAATGTCGCCGAGGAGTTCGTTGCAGATCTGTCGGACGGCGAGCACACCGAGTATGCGTGGGCATCCCCCGACGATCCGCCGCAGCCGCTGCATCCGGGATTGGGCGAGGTGCTCCCGCAGCTGGCGGCAGACGAGGACTTCCGCGCCAGTCGCGACAAGATGGCGAACGCGGCACGCGATCTGATTGAGCGCAAGGTTGCAGCTCAGGATGCGAAGGGCGAGTCCGAGCACCGTATCGTGATCGAGTTCAATGGCGACTTCGCCATGGGTGAATTCATTCGTACCCTGCAAGCTTTGGGATCATGGGGCGCATCGCGCAATGTCGATATTTCTGTGGAGGATGTTGGAACACGCCAAGAGCTGGAGGGTAAGGGATTCCGGACCAAGTTTGGCTGGGACGGCGATGGTGCGGACAAGATCGTCTCTGCTGAGCTGGATGGACAAGACCTCCTCGCGATGGATGCGGACTTCGACGAAAGCAAGCATCCACGCGACCACGGGAAGTTCTCGTCTACATCTGGTGGAAGCGGCGAGGAACCGACGCCGAAGGCCAAGAAGCAACAGGCAATCGATCCAGCCAAGATGAAGAAGGTCGGGTCGCAGATGGGCTCCAATCCCGGAGGAGTTTATGAGGATGCGGATGGGACCCGCTTCTACGTCAAGAAGGGCAAGTCTCCCGAGCATGTGAAGAACGAGCTTGCTGCGGCCGATCTCTACGCCCTCGCTGGATCCCCGACGCTGGAATACACGCCCACCACCAGCGGTGACTACATCGCGACCAAAATGTCGAAGCTCGACAAGCCGCGCGCCGATCAGTTCTCCCCGGATGAAAAGAAGAAAGCGCAGGAAGACTTCGCCACGCATGCTTGGCTGGCAAATTGGGATGCAGCGGGACTTGACTTTGACAATGTTGGCACGGTTAGCGGAAAGCCGACGGCCCTTGATCTTGGCGGCGCGATGCTCTACCGCGGAATGGGTGCCCCCAAGGGCGACAAGTTCTCGGCGCAAGCTGGCGAGTGGGACAGCATGCGCAATTCGCAGGTCAACCCGCAAAACGCGAAGCTGTTTGGAGGCATGTCTCCGGAAGCTTTGAAGAAGTCAGCCAGCAAGGTCACCAAGATTCCCGATGACGCGATCCGTTCTGTGGTTCAGAAACGCGGTCTTCCCGCAGCGGTGGCTGACAAGTTGATCTCGCGCAAGAACGACATTGCAAAACGCGCCGGACTTGGGAGTGTGTGATGGCTACCTTGGCGATGGATGAGGGCATGGCTCGGATCTTCCGTCGACCGAATGACCAACTGGCATTTGATCGGAAGTCGGTCCGGACGATTGATGCTGATGGGCGCCTGCATGTCAGTGTAGCCAACATCAGCAAGGCTTGCGTCAACCCGTACATCGGACGTGAGATCCCCGGATGGAAGGAGCTTGGACTCGATTCGAGCAAGATCTATTACCTGCTGCGCGATCCCAAAGAGCTGGAAAAGGGCGCAGCCACATTCAACAATCTGCCGCTGCTCGACGAGCATAAGCCAGTCACCGCCGACGATCATGACAAGGAAAGGACTGTGGGGTCGACTGGCACTGATGCGGTCTTCAATTATCCGTATTTGCAGAACTCGTTGGTGGTGTGGACACGTGAGGCCATTCAGGGAGTCACGTCAAAGAAGCAGAGACAGCTATCGTCAGCATACCGCTACAAACCTGACATGACGCCGGGTGTGTGGGAGCCGACTGGTGAGCGTTACGACGGCGTCATGCGCGATATCATCGGAAATCACGTCTGCCTCGTGGAGGAAGGGCGTGCAGGAGCCGACGTTGTGGTCGGCGATAGTGCAGAGGAGCTAGCCAAGATGGCGAAGGCAAGCAAGAAGGCGACTGCGACGCGGCTGGGCCTCATGGCGTCGGCCACGATCGCGTACACGGCGCTGCCGTACACGCTCGCACAGGATGCGAAGCCGCTGACGGCCATGGATATCATGCCGTGCTTCAACGGCGTGACGGCGAAGAACTGGAAGGACAAGAAGCCCGAGGTGGCCAAGAAGCTGGCAGCGCTGCTCAAGCCGCGCTACAGCAATTACGCGCAGGACGAGGGCGCGACTCCGGACGATGTGACCTTGAAGCTGCTCGACATGCTCGACGGCGGCCAGCCCGATGCGATGGGTGAGTCGATCGACGAGTCGGTCAGTGAGCCGCAACACAATGCTATGGAAGCGGCGGCGGAAGGTCACTCGAACCTCGGAATTCCGCAGGAGACCGGCAAGGAATTCGTCAAGAAGGACGCGGCCAAAGATGAAGGCGGTGTCGAAGCGGAAATCCTCAAGTTTCTGTCTGACAAGCTCACCCCCGAGGATTTGGAGCTGATCAAGGGGATGTTGGCGAAGGAGGACGAGGCCGAGGAAGCGGCCGGCGGTGAGGGTGAAGGTGACCCTGTCGTCAATGAAAACCCCGACGAGGAGAAGGCTCAGGACGAGCCGCCGCCGTTCAAGGGACGTCCCAATCCCGGCGGCGCGATGGACAATGAGGAGAAGGAGAAGGACATGGTCACGAAGACCGCGATGGATGCGGCTATCGAGGATGCGGTGAAGAAGGAGCGTGTTCGGCAGGGCAAGATCCGCGAGGCGTTCGATGCGGTCGCCCCGTATGTCGGCCGGCTGCAGATCGCGGCCGACTCCGCTGACGATGTGTACGGCGCTGCGCTCAAGAGCCTGGGCGAGGACATCAAGGACATCCCCCCGGCGGCGTTTCCGCATATTCTCAAGCATTACCCGCGTCTCGATGCCCGGCGCACCGGTACGCGTCAGATCGCGCAGGATAAGGCTGAGGGCGCGACCAAGTCTTACGGCGAGATGTTCCCGCAGGCGGGCCGCATCACGCGCGTGGGCTGATCCGAACCTATCCCGAAAAAGCCGTTCCATCGAAGAAAGGACCCAAACTCATGGAACTGATCCGAAAGGCGCTGCTCAGCAGCTCCGATCCTCGGGCGATGGCGTTGTACATGGCTGGCGGATTCCAGACCAGCGTGTCGACGCAGCCGGCCCCGGCTGTCGAAGGTGACTTCGCCTCGAACAACCCGTATTTCACTGTGGATGCGGGCCCGGGCGCGTTGGTTGCCGGCGCTTCTGGTGTCACCATCGGCCGGTTTGCCTGGATTGTGCCCCCGCACGACCCGGACGGGACCGCGTCGATTGTCAACAGCTTCGGCACCGGTCCGGTGGCGGGGTTCGTTCACCGCGAGCAGCAGGGCTTGATCACGGCATTCCTCGACAATGCCGAGATGACGATCCCGAAGGGCTTCCCCGTGACGCTTCACAACGGCGGCGACTTCTGGGTCAAGAACAACGGTACGACCCAGGCCCTCCCCGGTCAGAAGGCCTACGCGAACTACTCCAATGGAGCCGTTACCTTCGCCGCGACGGGGTCGCTCACCAACGCTACCGTTACCGGCTCGATCGGCCCGCAGTCTGCCACCATCACCGGCTCGATCTCGGGCGACGTTCTCACCGTCACCGCGGTGGTGGGCGCGACGCTCGTCCCGGGAGCCGTCCTGTCCGGCACCGGCGGTGGCGGTGTGGCGTCCGGAACCAAGATCACGTCGCAGATCTCGGGGACGGTTGGCGGTGTCGGCACCTACTACGTCGATCCCGGCAATCAGACGGTTACGTCGACCTCGATCACCGCTGCTTACGGACTGCTCACCATCGCCTCGGTGTCCTCGGGCACTTTGGGTGTCGGTGATGTCCTGTCTGGCACCGGCGGCGGCGGCGTGACTTCCGGCACGTTCATCTCGGGCCTCGGCACCGGCTCGGGCGGCACTGGCACATACTACGTGTCGCCGTCGCAGACTGTGGCTGTCGGCACTGTGATCACTGCCGGACTCAACGTCGAGACCAAGTGGATCGCGATGTCCGCCGGTCTTGCTGGCGAGCTGGTCAAGATCTCGGATCACGCTAACGGCTAAAAGCCGCTAGCTTTCTCTCCCTTCAATTTCTCCAACCTCCCGGCTGGGCCGGAACAAAGGAGCGATCCAAATGAACCTTCAGGAAGCCAGGGACCTGTGGGAGGCTCACCGGCCCCTTCACGAGAGCCGCGGTGCATACATGCGTGGCGTTCGGATGTATGTGCCCGACGAGTGGAAGCACAACTACGATCTCGCCTGTGACGCGATGCCTGAGTTGGCCATGGATGCGCAGGCGACGATGCAGACCGATGCGAACTCGGCTGTGCCGCTGATCCTCACCACCATGATCGACCCGTCGGTGTTCAAGGTGCTGTTCGCACCCAACAGGGCGGCCGAGATCTTCGGCGAGCAGCGCAAGGGAACATGGCTCGACGAGACCGCGATGTTCCCGCAGGTCGAGCACACCGGCGAGGTTTCCAGCTACGGCGACTTCAACAACAACGGCCGCGCTGGCGTCAACACCAACTGGCCCCAGCGCCAGAGCTATCTGTTCCAGGTGATCAAGAAGTACGGTGAGCGTGAGCTTGAGCGCGCCGGACTCGCACGCATCAACTGGGTCAGCGAGATCGACGAAGCTGCCGCGACCGTGATGAACAAGTTCAGCAACTACACCTATTTCTTCGGGGTGTTGGGGC